TGTCCGAGACCTTGCAGTTAAGGGCTTCAATGCAATGTTAATGGCTAATGGTCAAAAAGGACATTGGTCGTGAAACATGACTGAGTAGCCGGCAGGCAAAAGGTACGTGGTGTGTTGTATTCTGTATAGCAAAACTATATGGATCAACTGAGGCAGCACATCATTGTAGGTTGATATAGCTCAATTGGTAGAGCGACAGTATTCTAAACTGTTGGCAGTTGGTTCAAATCCAACTATCAAATAAAAACGCAAAGACTGCCTCGGTTAGTAGTGAAAGGCATCTAACACTTGTGCCGCAAGGTAAACAAGTTGGACGTAACTCGCAAGGTGAAATCCATTTATGTCGGATGATTCGTAAGGTGTTAGCGCATCTGAATGGCTCGCAAGGTCAACGGGTAATAAGGCGTAGAGTAGCTACTAATGTCAAGTCAAATGCTAGACTTTAAAAAGCGATGTTGGTAACGTACAGTGATACCGCAAGGGTTGCTGTGGATATCAGAAGAAGGTATGCTCGCAAGGTGTACTATAATGTCTGAAGCGTTATCATGGTAGGATGTAATCTCAGTCCTACCCACTTATTAAAACACATTACGATCAGCTTGGTACTTTGGGCCCAAAGAACGCCTCCTCTAGTGTGTTTTAATAAGTGAACGGAAATGTAGCACAGCGGTAGTGCAGCTCCTTCATACGGAGTTGGTCGGGAGTTCAAATCTCTCCATTTCCACCAATTTACAAATCGAACTTTTACTATATAAAGATATGTAAACTGGTAAGAGGTTCGAAAATGAATAACTGTTTAAATTGTAATACTGAAACGATTAATGATAAGTTTTGTAGTAGTTCCTGTAATGCTTCGTACAATAACAAAAATAATCATTGGCGAAAACAAAAAGGAATTCTAAAAGGATTATCTAATTGTATTAGTTGCGGAAAAGAATGTAAGAAAACAGATTCAAAATATTGTTCCTCAAAGTGTCAAAGAGATAAACAATATAAAAATAAATTAAATGAATGGTTAAATGGAAGTGCTGACAAGTTAGGTAGATTTCAAGTTCGAAGATATTTAACAGAAACGTTTGGATATAATTGTTCGCATTGTGGAATAAATGAACACAATAATAAACCTATTGTGTTACAAGTTGACCATATTGACGGCAATAGTGAAAATAATAGACCAGAAAATCTTTGTTTCTTATGTCCAAATTGTCATAGTCAAACACCAACATTTGGTGCAAAAAATAAAGGTAACGGACGCCACTATCGTCGTGTTCGTTATGCTCAAGGAAAAAGTTTTTAATGCCTCTGAAGCATTGCTGGCGATGCGCCGGATTTGTAACCCGGAGACAGTCTGTTCGATTCAGACCGGAGGCACCAGTATCAACTCCCTATGGCGTAATCCGGTAGCGTGGTGCGTTTGGGACGCAGCGGTCCAGGTTCAAATCCTGGTAGGGAGACCATTATTATGGGGGATTAGTCTAATTGGGAAAACACTAGCCTTGCACGCTTGAGTCAGCGGTTCGAATCCGCTATCCTCCACCAGTGGTCCATTAGCTCAATCGGGAGAGCACTCGCTTGATAAGCGAGAGGTATCTGGATCGAAACCAGAATGGACTACCAATTTTATTGCGGGTTAGGGAAGTGGTCATCCCGTCAGTCTCATAAACTGAAGGTCCTTGGTTCGAATCCAAGACTCCGCAACCAGTATTACGGTGTGGCGTAGTGGCAGCGCAGCGGTCTCCAAAACCGTTAGTGGGGGTTCGATTCCCTCCACCGTAGCCAGTTTTTATTTACAGGTGACGTATGTTTAAAAAAGAAATTGATATCGAAGAAGTAGCCGCATTTCTTGACACATGCGGTCCTGACACAAAAGTTTATATTGGTGCAGATAGTGAACGTTTTCAAATCAACGGTGAGTGGTTCGCAGATTACATTTTGGCGGTCGTTATACATATTGACGGACGCCATGGTTGCAAAATCTTTGGAGCTGTTCAACGTGAAAGAGATTATGAACAAAAGAAAAATCGTCCACGTTTGCGTTTGATGAATGAAGTTTACAAAGTTTCAGATTTATACTTGAAACTGTATGATGCAATACCACATGATATTCAAGTGCATCTGGATATTAATCCAAGTGAAATGCATGGTAGTTCATGTGTGGTAAATGAAGCGATTGGATATATCAAAGGAACATGTAATGTGATACCATTGATTAAACCAAAAGCATTTGCGGCATCTTATGCTGCTGATCGTTTCAAGAGTATTGCAGCATAGAAAAAATAATGCGGGTGTAATTCAGTTGGTAGAATGCTTCCTTGCCAAGGAAAATGTCGTCGGTTCGAGTCCGACTACCCGCTCCAACTTTTGCGGAATTAGTTTAATGGTAAAACGAAAGCCTTCCAAGCTCTAGTTATGAGTTCGATTCTCATATTCCGCTCCATTTTACGGAGAATGTTCATGGACTATACTCCAAAAATAGCAAAAGCAGATTTAATGCATGGTGCATATTATTATGGTCGATGCCGTAACGCTAGTATTGCACGATGGAACGCTGATGTGCAAAGATTTGTTTATTGGCGTACTAAGTTTGGTGAATCGTTTGTTGAAGAAATTTGTCATCCAGAAGATGATAAGGTGTTCGATGTTTTTGTAGTTGAAAAAGAAATTGATCCACCAGTAAAGAAAATACCCTTTTTAGAAATATAGGAGTTTGTCATGCCAGCAATTTTTCTTGTGAGCGATACGCATTTCGGTCACGCTGGCGTTTGTCGTTTTCTGCGTGAAGATGGTACTAAACTTAGGCCATGGGATAATCCAGAAGAAATGGATGAAGAAATGGTTAAGCGTTGGAATGATACAGTTCGACCCAACGACAAAGTGTATCATCTTGGCGATGTTGTAATTAATCGTAAAGCACTTAAAACGCTTGGACGTCTGAATGGTGAGAAAGTGCTTATCAAGGGTAATCATGATATTTTTAAACTGAGCGATTATCTTCCTTACTTTAAAGACATTCGTGGTTATCATGTAATGAATGGAATGATTCTTAGTCACATTCCAGTCCACGAAAGTAACCTGTATCGTTTTGGTACTAACATTCATGGACACCTTCATTCTAACAGAATAAAGATGAAAGTTAGATATCCACACAAAGAAACTGAAATTATCGACCCAAGATATTTTAACGTAAGTGTGGAACAAATTGACTTTACACCTATTCTGTTTGAACAAGCAATAATCAAAATTAAAGAACAGGGAGGTACCATTGGTTTTAGAGATGGTAACGGACCTGATATGTGATGAAAATAATTGATAATTCTTTACCTGTTGTATTTCAAGATCATGTAAAAGATGTTCTATTGGGAAACAATTTTCCATGGTTTTATCAAAAAGATTTGACTGGTGGATATAGAACGGAAATACAAAGTAGACCGGGACTAGGTCATTACTTTGTGGTTGATGGACAAAACAATAGTGATTATGTTCATTTATTGGATCCAATCATTAAATCTGTTGAAGCATCAACAAATAGAACGTTTTCAAAGATACTTAATGCTAGAACATTTTTACAATTACCTCTTTCTCCCAAAATAATTGGAAAAGATACTGTTGATACCTTTCATGTTGATTTGGAAGAAGAACATTTTGTAATTTTGTATTATGTGTTAGATTCTGATGGACAAACTATTTTATCCGATCGTCAATATACATCTGGAGTTAAAGTAATGATGGGTGTTGATGAAGATTATCGGATAGTCAAAAAAGTTAAACCAAAACAAGGTAGAGTTTTATTTTTTAACGGTAATGTATTTCATACAGCATTACAACCAAAAAAGAATGTTCGTTGTGTGCTGAATATAAATGTTATCTAGCGGTGGTTGCATAATGGTGAATGCCTCTGTCTCTAAAACGGAAGATGTGGGTTCGATTCCCACTCACCGCACCATTTTTATAAAGGAAAAACCATGTATAATAAGGTTTACGAAAGTAATGATGAACCATCAAACAATGATTCGAAAATTTATGTTTGTGAAGTATGCGGTCATACGCATGATGAATCGGTAGATGGAAAGTTGGAAGATTTGCCTGCGTTTGCAAATTGTCCAGAATGTGGTAGTGATGCGAGAGAAGTTTATAAAGAATTTTAATAAGGAGACTGCAATGGAGAAACTTGTTGCATAGATACGACCACCATAAATCCCTTTTGAATTTAATTAACTTGTTTAAAGTAACTAATAATCAAAAGGAGATTTCAATGAGCGTCGAACTAAAAATCAAATCAAAGCATTTATCACTAGAAGCAAAAGTAATTCGTTTTGAAGAAAACAAAATAAAGAAACAAATCAAGTGGTTGTATAAAAATGAACCGACTGGAGTGTATTACAAACAATTAGAGTTGGGTTCATTGTACAATCATCGAAAAGATGTTGTAGGAACAGAAAACCGTGCCACGTTTCTAGCGAGAGCATATCTTGCAGGTAAAACTTACACAAGCACGGAAAGAAGTAGAGTACCAGAGAAAGAAGAATTCTTTCAACGTGCCATTTTACCGAGAGTGTATGAAATGGTAAAAAAGTACGGCAGTTTTGATGTTCGTAGAAGCATCACTGTTGACATACTGAAAGAATGGAGTAAAATAGAATAATGCATCGTTAGCTCAGCGGTAGAGCAACGCCCTTACAAGGCGAAGGTCCGCGGTTCGATCCCGTGACGATGTACCAATGCGTCTTTAGCTGATGTGGTCATAGCAGCGGCCTGAAGAGCCGATGAACTAGGTTCGATTCCTAGAGGACGCACCAAATAATTCGTAGTAATGAGGCCAGACAGTCGGAACAAATGTTTTATCTGGATCCTGCTGTCTTTCCTCAATTTCTACTCTGTTTGGATTATATGAGTAGGTGGGAATAAAGTCTTTGCCCTTAGTACGACTTGTACGTTGAGCATGTGTTCCCATCTTACGTTCGAAGTAATCATAATTCATAAAAGTATATATGCCCAGGTGATGGAATTGGTATACTTACTTGTCTTAGAAACAAGGTTTTGCGAGTTCGAGTCTCGCCCTGGGCACCAATTGCTCTCCCTTGCATACGGAGTATAATGTGATAAGTAGTATGCAAAGAATATGCGGGTATGGTGAAATAGGTAGACACAGCAGACTTAAAATCTGCCGACTTCGGTCGTGCTGGTTCGATTCCGGCTATCCGCACCAGTATCGGGCCGGAAGCATTTTTGGTATATGCGTCCGACTCATAATCGGGGGATAGAGAGTTCGAATCTCTCCCGGCCCACCATCTGGCCGTAGTTCAATGGATAGAACAGTAGCCTTCTAAGCTTCTAATACAGGTTCGATTCCTGTCGGCCGGACCAATTAGACTAAAATCATGAAAATACTGAGTGATTTTAGTCATCCGTTATTGTAAATATGATTGTAGTTACTTTTTTGAGGAGACTATTATGTGGACCACACCTTCAGCACAAGATATGCGTTTTGGTTTTGAAATCACAATGTATATTGCAAATCGTTAAATAAGAAAGGGAGCGTTAGCTCCCTTTTTTTTCGTCCTGAATTTCACAATCTATCCACTTCAGATTATTATAGAAATCGTATCCCCAATTCCCTTTTGGTATCAAACATCTACCTAGTTCTGGACTATGTTCAATTCTAATCTGAACGGTAGCCCAAATCAACCAAATCAAGTAAATTACCCCTAAAGTTGTCAAAGACCAACAAGCTATACGATATTTTATTTTACGAATTCTTTTCTGTTGTTTTCTCTTGGCAACACTTTCACGTTGCATTTGTAGTGCAACGGCACCTGCTTGTTCTTTACCTACAATTTTCATCATGGCTTCAACTTCCGTCCATAATGCACCCAACTCTGGAGGGCTTTGATAGACCATAATTTCACGTAATTCTTCACCCATAGCAGTTAATTGTTTTTTCAGTAGAACACGCTGTAAAGCACGTCGGCCTATACTGTCATTTCCATGATAAACTTCTGTCTTACTGCGGCGTTCTTCTTCTTCAAACACTGCATTGCATTTGTAAAGATTATCGAAATAAACTCCTAATTGTTCTCCAATTTGTGTATAAATGCTGGAAGTGTCACCAGATTGTTTGTTTAGATTGATTATTCGATTTTTTTCTTCTATATACTGATTTTTTTCGGCTGTAGTGGGTTGACGATCTTTGTACTTTTTGTGGAACTGGTCGTCCAGATCCTTGAGGACATCTTGAATGTCCCCAGCAGCTCCTTTGATATCTTTGTAGAGTTTACAGCCTTCCTTAACGAGTTTTACTGCACCATTAGCCAACGCAAATAATGTTAATGGATCCATTATCCTTTTGGCAACACTCCTTTATTATTACCGTTTAAATACTTGACTTTATTGGTTATTTATGAGATAATAAGTATCTGTGTAAATATAGGATAATTTCACCATGCGAAAAGGAAACTTACGGGTATCAAATCCCGAGCCGAAACTAAACTCCCAGGTATCACAAATGGACCTGATTCAGGCTTTGTCGTGGTACTCTCAAAATAAGGAAACTAAGGACTCGCACAAATATGCGGTAGACTATCTAAAGAAAAAGTATAAACTGGACGTTTCCTCAGTTATCAAATCCCGTTCATCTACGTTCGGTTTCGTCTGCCGTCTTTTGACTAACGGTGCAGAACTGCCACAAAAAAATCAAATGTGGTTTCAGTCCGAAATTCAAAAGATGAAAGATGAAATTGCAAGTCAAATTGCTGATATACCTGTAGAAAAGACAAATGTAATTTCTATTCAGGATCGCATCAAAGAAAAATCAAAAGAATGTATTGGTGAACTAGAAGGTCAGATCGATGAATTGATGATTTCTGATTATTCTGCAAATGTATCTCCACTCGGTATCATGACTTCGATGGGTGTAAAAGATGCATACACCAAATATATTGTTGAACATTTCAAAACTCGCCGTAATGAGTTTGATGAAATTCTTTATTCTAAAGATGGTGATGTGAAAGAAGCATATTCTAATTTTACAAAACCGAATCTGAAGAAAATGATTGCATATTGCGATCAGGTAATTGTTGATTGTGGTAAACTGTCACAGACTGCGGTTAAATCACGCAAACCACGTAAGCGTAAGGTAAAGACTGCTGCACAGATTACTGCCAAGGTAAATTACTGTAAAGAGTTCAAGGAATTGAAGTTGGTGTCGATAACGCCAGATCAAATCATTGGTATGTCTCAGTTGTGGATTTATAATACCAAAACACGTAAGTTGGGTGTTTATCACGCTGATGATGCAAGTGGTTTATCAATTAAAGGTAGTTCGGTAACAAACTTTACTGAACACAAATCGGTACAAAAGACTTTGCGTAAACCGGCAGAGATGTTGCCAGAAGTTCTCGGTTGCGGTAAAGTTGCATTGCGTAGTATCATGCCTAACATTCGTGCCGTTGAAGGTGCATTGACAGGACGACTAAATAAAGATACAATACTCCTACGTATTGTCAAATAATGGATAAAAAATGATTATCTTTGATTTTAATCAGGTTGCTATTTCTAACCTGATGCAACAAATCGGCAGTTCTAAAAATGCCGTTGAAGAAAATCTTGTACGACATATGATTCTGAATACCATCAGAACATATGTACACAAATTCAAATCTACTCACGGACCAGAAGTGGTTATCGCTTGTGATAATCGTCGTTACTGGCGCCGTGAGGTATTTCCACATTACAAAGCATCACGCAAGAAAAATCGTGATGCTTCTGGTCACGACTGGAATTCTATCTTTGAATGTCTCCACAAAATCAAAAGTGAATTGATTGAATTCTCACCATATAAGGTGATTGATGTTGATGGAGCAGAAGCAGATGATGTTATCGCTTCTCTGGTGATGAAATATTCACCACATCAGAAGATTATGATTCTATCGTCTGATAAAGACTTTGCACAGTTGCAGAAATTTCCAAACGTCGAACAGTTCTCACCTATACTCAAAAAGTATGTGAAAGAACCAATGCCGGCACTGCAATTGAAACAAATGATTATTCGTGGTGACAAGGGTGACGGTGTTCCTAACATTCTTACCAAAGATGATGTTTTTGTTGTTGGTGGTCGTCAAAAACCAATTACTGAAGAAAAGATTATCAACTGGTTGAATCAAGAACCCAAAGACTTTTGTAATGATGAAATGCTGCGTAATTTTTCACGCAATGAAACTATGATTGACTTGACCAAGATACCTCAGAGCATTGTTACTGATATCTTGAATACATATGAAAACACACAGGGTAAAACTAAAAGTGTGTTTATGAATTATATGATAGCAAACAAACTTAAAAATCTAATTGAGGTTATTGATGAATTCTAACAAACTTTATTTTGAAATATTCGAAGAATTTGAAAAAGCATCAGGACAAAAAAACAAAGTAGAAGTTCTACGCAAATATGGAACTAAAGCTTTTAAGAATTTTCTGTCATGTGCATTACATCCAAATATTGTATTCGATGTAAAAGAAATTCCTTCATACAAACCTGCACAGGAACCTGCAGGACTTAATTATGTTTATCTTGAGCAAGAGATGGCACAAATGTACAAGTACATTTCTAATCATCCTGCAAAACCACATGATATTACACCACAACGTCAACGTGAACTATTAGTGGTTACACTTGAATCATTGCATCGTGATGAAGCAGAGTTGCTTGCAAACATGTTTAAGAAATCCATTAAGGTTCGTGGTCTAAACGCAAAAATAGTTAAAGAGGCATTTCCCGATCTACCATTTGAGGGTTAATTATGAAAGTTGCGGTAGTGACTCCGACAATCGGAGCAACAACACTAGCACAATGCGTTGGCAGTGTTGAGAATCAAACTTATGATGATTTAACACATTATATTTTTCTTGATGGAAAAGAGAATGAGAGTAAAATTTGGTATCAACTTGAATATGAAACAAGAAATAGAATCAAAACCGTTCGTCTTGAAGAAAATGTGGGAAAAGGTTGGTATGGTCACCGTGTATATGCTGCATGTAGCTTTCTTGTCAATTGTGATGTCATATGTTATCTTGACGAGGACAATTGGATTGATCCACATCACGTTGAGAACTTGGTCAGCGTTCTTGAGGAAGGAAATGATTGGGCTTATTCGTTAAGGAAAATTTATGATAAAGAAGGAAACTTTCTCTGTGAGGACAATTGTGAATCGCTTGGTAAATGGCCTGTATATTTTGACGATAGAACCTTTCATATCGATACTAGCAGCTTTGCTGTTCGTAGGGATGTTGCAGTTCGTATAGGACATGCATGGTACGGACAGTGGGGTGCAGATCGTCAGTTCTTTGGTGCTCTAAAACAGCATTTCCCTAAATATGACTGTACTAGAAAACATTCTCTAAACTATAGACTCGACGGTAATCCTAACTCCGTCACCAAAAAGTTTTTTGACGAAGGAAACGCATTTAATATTGTAAAGTACAAAGGTGCGTTTCCTTGGTTAGAAGAAAGATCAAGACATAATACAACTATTACATTATGAAGAAGTTAGAACATGAACCTTCACATTTCTTGTCAGGTACTATTGACGAGCACAATGTGGAGTCTGCAATAAAATGGATTGTAGATTTAAATACAAAAGGTATTGGAACTGTATGTACCCTTTACATAAATTCTGATGGCGGTAGTGTAAACGATGCTTTTGCACTTGCCGACATTATGAGAATATCAAAAACTCCAATATCTACAGTTGCAATAGGAAGTTTGATGAGTTCTGCTCTGTTAATCTTTGCTGCAGGATTCACAACCGCTAGAAGTGTATCAAAAAATACCAGCATAATGATGCACCAATTCAATCACGAATATGCGGGCAAATATCACGACATGAAATCTTACGCACTTGAAATTGATAGAATTAATGATCGAATGGTTGATCTGATTCATATCCATAGTAATTTGACGCAAGATGACGTAAAAAGAATTATAGTGACACCAACGGATGTGTGGTTTACAGCAAACGATTTGGTTCACTATGGTATCGCCGACTATATTTTTTAAGGGAGTTGATAGTCACATGTTAGCTGGTGGAAGTAAGTTTAAAAAAACAGTCAAAACGAAATTTAAACCAAATAAAGATCGTGAGACAGTTAACCTGAACAAAACCCGTCATCACGATAAATCTTATTATCGTTTGGCTAAACAGGAAAAAGAAGAATATGGAATCTCGTAAAGAGCAGATCGCAAAACGAATCAAAGACCTTGAGACAGAGATCGAAACAGCTCAAGATGCTAGATTCGAATTGAAAAAAGAAATGCAGAGAATTCGTGCAAGGGAAATTGAAGAATCCATGCAAGAAAATTCTCAGCAGTTACTAAAAGGTTAATTTTTAGTCCTGTTGTTTTTATACAACAGGCTTGACATTAATTCCGATCTTTGATAAGATTGTAGAATGAATAATATTCCTACAATCGGCTCTGAGGTCGAGGTAACTGTACGTTATCGAAATTACAACTACCATACGAGTAGTTATCAACCTTTTAACGATACCGTTTTCAAGGGTATTGTTATCAAAAATTCAAAATGGATAGGGTCAGACTATTTTTGTGTTAAAACTGACAACAAAAACCATCCAGTCTCAATCATTAACATTAATGCAATACATGACCTAAAGTTACTCAAAGGAAATGTTTCCAATATGAGAAAATTTCGGGTCAAGGGAGACAAGGGCCATGAATATATGGTAACATTGTCAAATGGGCATTATGCCTGTCACTGTATTGGTTTCCAATATCATAACAAATGTAAACATGTTACAAAAGTGAAAACACTTGTCGAATCGACAACTGCTTGACATAAAATGCCGTTTTTGATATAATGGAACATTGTCAGGAGATTAATTATGATTATCTACACTAACCAGACTTCAAAAAAGAAAAAAAAGTTAAATGCTAAACAGCGTGAATTGCAGTCCGACTGGAATAAACTTATGGACAAGTGGTCAGTAAAATCTACTGCAAAGCAAAAAACTTTCAAATCGATGAAGTCTTATAAACTAGAAATTCCTGCTGATCGTAATCCTCGCCAATTTCAATCTGTAGATTCTGGCGTCGGTAATGCGACTAAGCCGATCGAGGGTAAACGATACACTGGCGACAAAATGTTGGGTATCGGTACTTTGCATAAGTCTAATGCTGTCCCGATTTTCACTGATGAGGAAGCAAAAGATCAAGCCAAGATGCGACGATAACTGTTGCATTTTGGCAACATATCTTTTTGATAACACTTGACAAAAAATCGGTATTTCTGTATAATGGCTGTATATCGTGAATTGAGGTGATGTTATGAAATTGTTATCTACTGGTAACCCCAAAACCCTTAAAGGTATGGCAACTGGTTACAATACTTATATCTTACACTTGGCTCCTGCAAATGTTTCAGGTTATGAAACATGTCCTAAGCGTACTGAAGGCTGCACTGCTGCTTGTTTGAATACAGCAGGTCGTGGTGGTATGTTCAAAAAAGGTGAAACCACCAATACTATTCAACAAGCACGAATTCGCAAAACTCAATTCTTTTTCGAAGAGCGTAACGGCTTCTTTGAATGGCTTGTCAAAGATATTGAGAAAGCTATCAAACAATCTGCAAAACTTAATTTGATTCCTGTTTTCCGTCTTAACGGCACTTCTGACCTTTCATGGGAAAAGTATGAGGTCGTTCGTGACGGTGTAACATACAAAAACATTTTTGCAGCATTCCCCAATATTCAATTTTATGATTACACCAAAATTCCCGGTCGTAAAGTAAAAGACATTCCTAACTATCATCTGACATTTTCAGAAGCAGATGGTAATGCACTTGAAACGCTTAATGCGATTCGTGCAGGTATGAATGTTGCTACTGTTTTTGGTATTAAGAAAAACTCACCGATGCCTGAAATGTGGAACGGTCTTCCTGTTTTCAACGGTGATGAGTCTGACTTGCGTTTCCTTGACCCGAAGGGTGTTGTCGTTGGCTTGTATGCAAAGGGCAAAGCAAAAAAAGACACTTCTGGTTTTGTGAAATATCCTACAATTATGTTGAAAGCTGCTTAAGGAGAAAATATGGGCACTCGTCATTTAACTTTTGTTTACGGAGATTCTGATACCGTTCTGCTTTGCATGTATGGTCAGTGGGACGGTTATCCTACTGGACACGGTGCTGATCTAGCAGAATTTTTGAATTCGTTTGATGAAATTGTTAATGGTATTCCTTTTGGTGACAAACGAAGATTGGCAAATGGTATGGGATGTTTGGCTGCACAACTTGTAGCACATTTCAAAAAAGATGCCGGTAGTTTTTACATTCATCCACCAAATCTTAACCAAGATTGTTGGCAAGATTATGAATACCACATTCGTCCAAATTCGGTAAAAGTGACTGATAGTCAAGGGTATTCATTGTTTAACGGTACGTGGAAAGACTTTGCAGAGTATTGTGCCGAAGAAGAAACTCAATGATTACCGTTGGTGACTTGACAAACCAACCAATATATGTTACATTATAAACTCATTAACTTGATTGGAGTATATTATGGCTCGTACAATTTCTAAAAATCCTCGTCGTTGGGAACGTCTGTTGATGGTTCTCGCAAATGGTGGTGTTATCTCGAAAGAACAAATCGGTGCTACAATGCAGTATGATGCAATGTACCGTATTTCCACAGAAATGTGGGCTTTGAAAGTACAGGGTGCGATTGTTAAAACGCACAAGACTGGTCGTGAAGTTACTGGTTATGAACTGGTCAACGTGAAAGAAATGATTAAACTGCTGAAAGATCGTGGATTCGCTCCACTTGAACTTGTTGCAGTAAAATCTAAACCTGCAAAAGTTGCAGCAAAACCTGTTGCAAAACCTAAGACTAAAACTGTCGCAAAGACAAAAACAAAACCAGTTCAGTCTATGGACGAACTGAAAGTCACTGAGGTTACTGAGCAAGTAACTGAAGTATCTACTGATGAAGTTTTAGAAATCACTGAATAATCCATGCGTCTCCTGCCAATAACTTTGGCTTTTATGCTCTCTAACGCTTTTGCTGTGCAAGGCGTTGGAGAGTATTTTTATGGACCTGACATGGCAGAAAATATTGCCTGTCAAATTGCGGAAGATTATGCACGTACCGATGCTATACGCAATTATCTTGGCGAAGAATTTGAATCTACTACCACAGAAGCATGTTATAATATAGAATGCTTTTCGACCAGAGATTCGAATCTATCCATTATGGGTACAATCAAGAAGGTCAATAAAAAAGAAATCACAACATCTGTTGAACAAGGTAAAAAAGTTTGTACGGTTGAACTTGATGCTGAAGTTGAAAAACTTAAAAACGATATTTACTTCAATGCATGGACTGAACAACCAATATTTCGTCATGGAGAACAAGTTCAGTTTTTTGCAGTAACAAACAGACCAGGTTACTTACATGTTTTCAATTATCATTCCAAGAAGTATCACAAAATTTTATCGAAGAAAATTACTGAGGTACAAAATGAGTTCTCAATCTTGGATAAGAATCAAATAATGATTGCAAAAGTTCCTGATGGAATGAAAGTTTCAAAAGAAAAGATGGTATTCATATTTACAGAACTTGACACAAAAACCAAGTCTGTGTATAATGATTTTGAGATGGATCAATTTGTTAGATCGCTTCCTATTACTGGCAAGCGTATAGTCAGTCGTGTAGCGCAAATCGTGAGGTGAGAATGAAATATATTATGTTTATATTATGTACCTTTTTAGCAGCATGTGGTACAGTTGGTGGCGCCATGCAAGGTGCTAGTGAGGACTTGAATAAAGTCGGTACTTATGTTCGTAACGTAGGAAACTAAAATGAAAAAACTTGTATTGATTCCAATTGCACTTGCACTTACCGCATGTTCGTCAATCAAATATACTACTGGTCTTGAGATGAAAGCACCAGAGTTTGGTGGTGGTGAACAACAAGCAGAAGTTCGATATCCTGATTGGTTTACTGCAAAACCTGAGAAAGGTGATACTGCTCTATATGGTATCGCATCTGAATACTCAAAAGACTTTCAGTTTGCCGTTGACAAAGCAACATTGTCTGCCAAACGAGAGCTTGCTTCTAACTTCTCCTCTCATGTAGAATCTATGATGAAGGATTATGTTTCAGAAGTTGGTGAAGCAGATCAGTCTACCATTCAAGAAATTAATCGTACAACTAAATTGGTTGTTGCTCGTGTTAATCTGATTGGTGTGCAACGTACCAATTATAAAGTGGTACATGAAAAAGAAGGTTATCGTGCATTCATCAAACTGCGTTATGCAGCAGATGAATCAAACCGTTTGTTAGTTCAAGAAGTACGTAAGAATAGGAAACTAAATGCAAAACTCGAATCCTCTAAAGCGTTCAAAGAGCTGGAACAAAGTATCGACAGTATTATTGACAATAAACAGAACAGTAACTAACTTGATCGCCAGTATCACTGACAAAGATAAGTGGTTCTGGTATAAGTTGTGGGTAGTAATTATGATTCTCGCACTGGGTTTCGGTGCGAGAGGTTTGTTTGAAATGATTGGCCTTTTTTATGTGATGTATCATGTTACGAAACTTTCTTAGATTCTGTAAATACAGTGGGTTGACAATTACTTTGGTATGCAATCCACTTCATTGGGGTATTATACCTCGGTTATACATTGACAAATCAGATTGGGGTGGATATAATACATATCGATTCTCTTTCTTATTTGTTGGTATTGCTTTTTGGATTGATGACGGGAGTTGGTAATGACTGGTATTACACTTGACTATGAAGTAGCAGATAAAATTACTTTAATTACTTTGAAAGAAGCCCTTGTTGATGTAAACAAGTATATAAAAAGTTTAGAAGAAAGAAATATTCCAGAACATCTTGCTTCCGATTATGATTATCATGTAAGATTGAAGATTAATTTAGAAGGTGTAATTAACTATTACGGTGGTTACGATTGAATATCTTTTACTTAGATCATGATGTGAAAAAGTGTGCAGAGATGCACAACGATAAACACTGCGTGAAAATGATTCTCGAATATGCACAACTATTATCTACTGCTCACCGCATCCTTGACGGTGTTGTTTCTACTGGGCTCACTAAAACTGGTCGAAAAAAGACTGTATATGCTCTTGCCGATCACCGTGATACCGTTCTCTATTCAGCTACTCATGTTAACCATCCTTCTGCAACGTGGGTGAGACAATCGAAAGAGAATTACATTTGGTTAGCAAAGCTTTTGGCAGCTCTTTGTGAAGAATATACACATCGCTATGGCAAAACACACAAGGTAGTTCGTGACGGTTTATGTTATGCGTTATTGAATATTGTCCCTAATAATATTCCAGACAAACCATTTACAGAACCAACGCCTGCAATGCCAGACGATGTTAAAATCGTTGGCAATTCGCTTGCGTCCTATCGCAATTACTATATAAAGAATAAGACTCATTTAGCAAAGTGGAAGAATCGTCCTATCCCAGAATGGTATCATGACAATACTGAGAGAACTTACCAATCAGAAGCATCGTGAAGTTGAGGCAACACCGTTTGTTCAATATCTTTTGTCTGGGAATATTTCAAAAGATGCTTACGTTGCCTTTCTTTACGAATTTCGTACAATATATGAAGTTATCGAACGTGAGAATCACAGACATGGTTTAATGAAAGGTCTTGAGGGTATTGAACGTGCAGAAGCAATCAGTAAAGACTTATACGAATTGGATCAGTCTCATTTTCACAGTTTGATGCCATCAACAATCGAATACACGAATCACATTCTCGATTTATCAAAATCAAAATCTAAACGTCATTTATTATTTGCTCATGTCTACGTTAGACATACTGGTGATTTATATGGAGGTAAAATAATTGCTCGCCTTGTTCCTGGTTCTGGCCGCATGTATGTTTTTGATGATCGTCCAGGTCTGATAAAGAAAATCAACGAAAAACTTACACTAGATTTGGCAGCTGAAGCGAATCTAGCGTTTGACTATTTCATAAAAATATTTAACGAATTATCCGAGTTTACAAAACATGCCAACGTATAGTTTTATTGATACCGATACTGATGAAGAATTTGAAATCTTCATGTCCATGTCGGATCGTGAAGAATTCTTAAAAGAAAATCCATCTATTAAGTCAACATTGACCTCTGCACCAGCGCTCGTGCGAGGAACAAATGCAAACAATAAAGTACCTGAAGGTTTCAAGGAAGTGCTTTCTAAAGTTGCAGAAGCACATCCTGAAAGTGTGGTGGGTGATCGTTATGGTAGAAAGACAATCAAAAGTGTTAAGACAAGAGAGATTGTCAACAAGTATTACCAAAAATCAAAGAAAGGGTGACGCAAGACTTTTGACATGATAACAATCCGAGAAGGGAGCGCCTATGTCAAAGAGTTCGATGCAAAAGAAAGTTCAGTTACTAAAAGCAAAGTTTGATGGAGAGTTACCCGATGATGATCCTTGGAGTGCTGAAAACATTGCAAAGAACCGAGAGAAATGGTTAAAACAAAACAAGCCTTGGGTTTTAGAAGGTATGGATTGTTATGAATATTATTTGAAGTATATTAAACCTCTACAGGAGAAAGAAGCTGCATAATGTATTTTCGTCATGAGCATCTAGATGGTTTAGATTGCACACTTGAACAGATCAACGAAGAAACGGGTAGACGCTACAGAACGCCAGGAGGGAATGTCTACCCGTCCATCACTACAGTTCTAGGATCAATAAAAAATGTTGAACTAGATGCTTGGCGTGAAAGAGTCGGAAACGAATACGCTAATGAAGTTTCACGCAAAGCTTCTGGTCGTGGTACAAGAGTTCACAATACGATTGAAAAATATCTGAAGAATGAATTAACAGATATGGACATTCGTCGTATGATGCCAGACTTGAAGGATATGTTTCGAAAGATTCGTCCCTTTATAGATAATCATATTGGTACGATCTATGGAGTAGAAAAAAAATTATATAGTGACAGATTAAGAATTGCTGGTACTTGTGATTGTATTGCGGAGTGGGATGGTGTCATTTCGATAATTGACTGGAAAACAAGTAATTATCAAAAAGACAAGTATCAAATTGACAACTACTTTATGCAAGTTGCAGGGTATGCGGACATGGTGTATGAGAGGGTCAATATCCCTATCCAGAGGGTCGTGGTGGCGATAAACGTAGAGCATGAAGGGTCACAAGTGTACGTGGAGGAGAAAGATAATTATCTTGCCAAATTGGAAAGTTGCATAAATGACTACTACTTGACAAATTAAAAACGGTATGATACAATGGAACTACATAAAAGAACAATAGCAAGAGCAGTCGTTTGGCGAATAATTGCTACACTAGTTACTGCAATATGGGCAGGTTGGTCTGGTGCTATACTAGCTAATATTGTACTGACAGTATTACATTATGTTCACGAAAGAGTTTGGTTAAAGATTGAATGGGGTCGTGAATGATTGTTTGTGTTTGCAGAAACATTAAAGAATCTGATTTTGAAACAAAAGAACAAATGATCGAACGTGTTATGCAGTGCGATCATAATTGTGGACAGTGCCAAGAGTATTGTCAGCAATTAAAAGAATTGTTGTATGAAGTTGAATGAAAGGTGTTCTGGACGTGGGTTCGACTCCCACCTGGTCCACCAGAAACACATTATGGAGTTACCCGCTACACTACTAAAGGATCGCAACCTGTAGTAATATACAACGTGTGGTAGTGTGTTTCTGATGGGCCAGACATGGCTTCGACAGGGCAATGAGTAAGGATATGGACAACACGGTAGGCGATGACCGTAAATCAAGCAAATTTATAAATGCAAATGACGCATTTTATGGTGAGGATCGCCTAGCAGCGTAACTCACTTGGGGTTTGAGGGGGTGTACCTTATTACCAAAACACTCCCACCATTTATTATTGAACAGGTGACAAAATGCCTTTCGTTATTGAACAAAAAGCAGTTGAACCAACATATACTGAGCAGGGATCGGGTGATCCATCAACAGTAACATTAATCGTTTTTATTTTTTTGATCTATTTTTTCCGTAACATAATTTTTGCAGCATTTAAATTTGGTTTAATTGCTGTGCTTGGTTTTTCTTTTTTATACTTTTTAAAATGAAGATATATCTTTCTAATTATCGTGACCATTGGATTTCTCCATATACTATACTGGAAAAAGTTTTCTTTTGGCGTGAGATTGATTATGATGAACCGATCATCGAAAAACTTTCTGACATACTAGAACCAATTAGTGTAGCACTTAAAAAGTTTCTTGATTTTGTTCATCCACGAATCAGTTATGTTAAGATTGATCGATATGATACATGGTCAATGGATTCAACATTGGCACCTATTATTCTTCCAATGTTGAAACAACTTAAATCAACTAAACACGGTTCTCCTCATGTTGATCTTGAAGATGTTCCAGAACATATGCGAACAACTACAACTGAAGATTGGGATCCGCAACGTACATTTGATTTTTATAAAGAAGATCCGAATGTTGGTGAACCACATTTTGGTGAGTACGCTAATATACATGATCGTTGGAATTATGTTTTGAATGAAATGATTTTTGCATTCGAACACCTTGTTGATGACTCATGGGAAAATGAATATAGTTCTGGTAAAATTGATTTTAAGTTTGTTCCATGTCCTGATAATCCAAAATTATCCACGATGGAAAATGGTCCTAATCACACATACGTATGTGATTATGATGGTTTGAAAAAAGTGTATGATCGTATGGATAATGGATTCCGTCTGTTTGGTAAATATTACCGTGGATTGTGGGATTAAAAGATACTAAATAAAAGACTGGCACCCACACACACAATCGCCAGTAATACACACACAGGAGAAATTATGAGCAATCTTACCCCATTCGAGATCCGTCTCGAACTTTTAAAAATGGCCAAAGAACTTTTACTGGAGGATTATCAATCCAGTAAAGAACGGCTAGTCAATGAATGGCAAGTGAAGGTAGAGTCCGCTAAACTAAACGGACAAGCGATACCAGATCACCCAGCCTTTCCAACATATCCCTCAGAAACAGATATCATCAATAAGGCAGCTGCCTTGAATGGTTTCGTTTCGAATATTACAGCAGAAAAGACACAGAGCAAAAAGTCTGCCTGATCGGGACAAGAGGTGCGTAAGCACCTCCCTAACTTATAAGGAGAAAATATGCGAAACACACTCGTTTCAAATTTTTTTATTTTAACAATCTTTGCAATCGTATTGAGTTTAGTCGGAATATTTGTTTTAGATAGAAAACCAGTTCAGATTGTATCACTAGAAGGTGCAGATATAAAACTGCATCACCTAACTTCTGACGCAAAGCGTGAAATCGCTTGTCTTGCAGAAAACATTTACTTTGAGGCAGCTCATGAACCTGAAGTGGGACAATTAGCTGTCGCATTCGTAACCATGAATAGAGTAAACAGTGGCAAATTTGCCGATACTATTTGTGGTGTAGTGAAACAAAAGATTGGAAGCACTTGTCAGTTTTCTTGGTGGTGTGAAACGAAACCGTACACAATGTCAACCAATCAAGTCTTGACAAAAACTAACAATCAGTTGTATAATAGAATTCAAGATATGGCAGTAAACTTTTATTTGAATCATGAACGAATGAAGGATCCATCTAAAGGAGCTTTGTATTATCATGCAGATTATGTTAACCCTGGCTGGAAACTGCCAAAAAATATTCAAATCGGTAGGCACATTTTTTACGGAGAAAAGAATGGAAGAAGGTATCTCTAATAAACAGAACACGGTATTGATAGTATGTCTGACTTTGGTCTTACTTACTTTTATATTCTCGTTGGTTTATTATTCAATTTCTGACAGAAAACTAATGGCGACAAATATTGAAGCCGCAATTGCAAAAGGTATCGATCCATTAGCAGTTCGTTGTTCATATGCAAAAGGAGATGACAATATCTGTGTAGCATATGCAATATCGAACAAATCAATTGACGCACCAAGACGATAAATCAAAAGGAGTATATTATGGCAGTACAACAATTGAGTATAAACTCGTTGAGTAATCCAGCAGACCAGAAGAAACTTCTTTCTCTGTTAAAGACTTGTTCAGATTCACTGACACGTATGGAAGCAGAGAAAGAACTAATCAAGGCAGAGATCGCTGAAATTTCTGAACAACTTGAAATTCCAAAACGTTTGCTTAATAAACTGGTTCGTGTTTATCACAAACAGAACTATGATGAAGAAGTAACAACCAATGAACAATTTGTCCAACTTTATGAAACGGTGGTGAAATAATGTCTAGATTTACATTTACAAACGACAATGATTTTGACAATACACATGTCAATTATTCTTTCGATGCGGAAAGCATTCATGATGTTTTCGATCACATGAAATACTTTTTGAGAGCTTGTGGATACGAAGCTGCTGGTGATATTGGTTTGTTTCCAGACGTTACTGAAAGTTATGATGAATCTGAATATCAAAAGGATCATGCATTCGACAATATTCCAAATAACAGTTGGCCGTTTGGCGAATCAAAACCATCTACAAGTATGCCAAAACATTCTGAACATGAACATGGATGGTATGAGTGGAACAATAGTTATTCTTTGACCAGTGCTAGCATACCAGCATTGACTACGTTTGATTTGTCGTCAATGACTGTAACTGATTTGTCTACGTTGACAACTAAATCTTGGAGTGATTGGTCACAACCAACCATGGCACCACTGACTACTGAACAAATTAAATCTTGGTCTATGGAAATGCCAGGCACTCTTGGTTCTGCAAAAGTTAAATTCTGATGCCAACTAAAGACGAAATGATGAAGTTTGCTCGTGCAATCGATGAACTGGTTGCACGAACAGACTACAATTACATAGAAGCGATTGTTGAACATTGTAAACAAACTGGACTTGAAATAGAAGTCGCTGCGACACTTATTAATCAAAATTTGAAATCAAAGATTGAGAGTGATGCGATGGACTTGAATCTATTACCCAAGACCAATAAATTACCTATATGATTACTGCTTATGAAACCTTTCAACTCTATAACGCATTAAAATTACACTTTACTGGAAATTATGATTTCTTTAAGTATAATGGTAAGAGTAATGTGAGTGTTGATTCGTTCGAACGCCGAAAAGACAAGTATCATTTCTACAAACTGTCACGCAAGTATCCAAACAAGGAAGATATGAAAAACTTCCTTGTTGCGAACTTTGTCGAAAACGATCAAATGTGGGTTGGTGATTTGCTAAACGATGGTGCTATTGATAATTACAGGCGCCGCCAGAAAGTATTACAATCACTAACCTACAGTTTTGAGAATGATATTAAAAATGTCTTTGAAGGTGTTGAAGATAAGAATGCTCTGATGCGTTGTAAAGATGGAGATTATCCACCACTGTTATTAAAGTATTTGCGTAGAGAAGTTCAAATTGAAACTCTATGTGTACTTGACATGATTCTCGGATTTGTCAAATCTTGGGATGATTGTATTGCAGAAACTATTCGTTGGCCTGGTATCAGAAAACGTATAGTTAAATATGAACCATTTATATCATTCGATGAGGTGAGACTAAAACTTAAACTCAAAGAAATACTACAATGAAAAAAATACTCATTTTATTTGCACTGGCATCTGCGAGTGTATTTGCAAAAGAACCCTCTGTGATGCACATGGATGTCAGTAAGAATAAAATTGAATATAATTCTAAAATATCTGATGTACGTCCGCTAGCCAGTATAACCAAGTTGATGACTGCAATGGTATCACTTGATTATGATGATGATCTGAATCGTCTGGTAGAATTGAAACCACTGGCTAGTACATCTTTACCCAAACGCAAGTATACACGTAATGATTTGTTTCATGCCATGTTGATTCGTAGTGATAATGGTGCTGCTGAAACAATCGCATCCGATTATCCTGGCGGTAGAAAAAAGTTCATCGACGCAATGAATCGCAAAGCATTGCAGATCGGTATGTTGAGTACATACTTCAAGGATCCTACTGGTCTAAGCGTACAGAATACGAGTACCGCAACCGATATAACAAATATGGTTATCGCAGCATCATATTATTCTGTGATACGTGAAACAAGTATTAAGAAACAAGCATTGTTTGAAACACAATACAAGAAACGTATTCGCACTATCGCATTAAAGAATACTAATCAACCATTACTATTTGAATTCGACCAGATCATTATCAGTAAAACAGGATTCACTAATCCTGCAGGATGGTGCGTTGCATTGATGGTTGAAAAGAAAGAGAAAGTGGTAAGAGAAGAAGGTGTAGTAGATAAAGTATCAAGATGGATAAAACAAACACCGAAAGAAGATGATTATGAAGTTCATCGCCACGTTATAGTGATATTAGGTGCGAAAAATAAACAAGATCGTATTGACAAAGTTAAACGAATAATGTACAATGAAATACTAGATAACGATTTGCAGGAGTCTACCGATGGACATAAAACAAGTGATTGACAGAATTAAAAATCTAGAAGAATATGAAGTTTGGATAGATTTGCCTGACAATTTTGCATTTCGTGGTAGATCGCCATTCGATATCTATATTACCAACAACAATGTGGCATTAGTCAAAGTGATTGCTGCTTCAATAGAAGAAGCAACACAAAAAGCACATGACTTTTTTTACGGCGAAGATGATGAAGAAAGCTTGTAAGATGACTATATACTAGTATATAATGATACAAGTGAATAAGATGCTTATACAACGACATACAATTATACGAGGAGAATACAATGTCAGACTTTTCTAAATTCAAAAAGAACCGCAGTTCCTTAGAGAAACTTACTAAGGCAATTCAAGATACAGTCCAACCGCAAGAAAATTCCAAAGAAGATACACGATTCTGGCAACCTGAAGTAGATAAAGCAGGTAACGGAATGGCTATCATTCGTTTTCTTGATGCACCAGCAGTTGATGGTGATGATGGACTTCCATGGGTTAAACTATTCAATCACGGATTCCAAGGACCAGGTGGTTGGTATATCGAAAACTCACTAACTACTCTTGGTCAAAAAGATCCAGTTTCAGAGTACAATTCTACACTTTGGAATTCTGGTATCGAAGCAAACAAAGAGATTGCACGTAAACAAAAACGCCGTCTAGTTTATATCGCAAACGTTCTCATCATTTCTGATCCAAAGAATCCAGAGAACGAAGGTCAAATCAAACTGTACAAGTTTGGTAAGAAAATCTTTGATAAGATTAACGAAGCAATGAATCCACAATTCGAGGATGAGAAAGCAGTTAATCCATTCGACTTCTGGGAAGGTGCAAACTTTAAACTGAAGATTCGTAATGTAGAAGGTTATCGTAACTATGACAAATCAGAGTTTGAATCTCCATCAGCATTGTTTGATGGCGATGACGCAAAGATTGAATCTATTTGGAAGAAGTCATATTCTCTGAAAGATTTGATCGATCCTAAACACTTTAAATCTTATGATGTGCTTAAAGCAAAACTTGACAAAGTGTTAGGATTTGATGGTGGTAGTCCTGCTCCAAGAACAAGAGCAGAACATATTACACCTGCAATGACAACTCTATCTCCAGACTTGGATGATGATGTTGAAGTTGTCATGAAGAAGAAGTCTCCGTCGCTAGACGAAGATGATGATTTGGATTATTTCAAATCGTTAGCAGCACAAGACTAAAACCTCCTTTATCTTTAAGTCTTGGGATCCCCGCTTCGGCGGGGATTTTTATTATGCTATTCCAGTAATACGTTCGTAAGTTTTGATGAAGTTTTGGTCAACTGTCGATGTTGTTGAACCACTAGATATTCTATTCTTTACTTCACGAAGTTCTGTAACCATCATTGCTAATAGTTCTGTTTGACTCTTACCTTGTACACTAGAATCTGCTGCAGCAGCTGCACTTAAACCAAACGCTCTGTCCATCGACTCTTTGAAATATTCTGAGAACTCTTTATTTTCTTCCCTTTTCTCTTTTTCATATTGTTCCATAATATCAACTTTCTTTGATGCATCAGCGTACATGGAAGGTGATATATTTGGTCCACCAAGTAAAGAATCTATTTCAGCAACTGAAACTGTGGCTCTGTCAACTGAGTCTGGATTCATTACTTGAGAATATGATTTACCTGGTGTATATTCTAAAGCTCTCCAAACTTTTGCTAGAGCTTGTCGTTTTTCTTCGGTAGTTTTTTTACCTTTTAATGTATCTTTTATTAAAGCGTCTGCCAATCTATCTTGTGTTTTTTCGTCAAATTTATCACTTAAACCAACTCCAGCGAGATCCATAGTTCTTCTTAGGGTATCATAAGTAAACTGGTATCTTCCTGCAGCAAATATTCTTTTAGTAAGTTGTTCTCTCAGAACATCACCTACTGTCATTCTTGTTAATTCCAAATCTTTTACTTGAGGATATCTGTTACCAACTTTTTTGTTCGCTATATTATAGTCACCTCGAGATTCACCTCTGGCAATTAAATCTCTAAGTTTTTCCATTGAATTTGAAGAAGAAGTATCGAATTCTCTTGTTGGAGCTCTTGATCTACTTTCTCTTTGTTCTTCATATTTTCTACTTTCTGCTATTTCAGAATCAACATCGGCTTGCTCTCGAATAGATTCTAAACTAGTTTTGCCTAATCTTTCTTTTACTTCTTTTATTCTATTTTCATTTTCTTCAATCATCTGTTCGTTTAATGATTTATTGGCATCAAACTTCATTCCAGGAAATGCTTTTTCAAATTTTCCTCTAACACTTGTTACTATATCACTATTCAAATGTTCTTCTATTTTTTTCTTATATCTTGCTGCAAATACATCATCTCCGTCTTTTGTTGCTTTTTGGTATGCTTTAGAAAAACCAGAAATGGTATTCATTTCTTTTATAAATTTTTCATTTGTTTGCATTTCATTTAAAACGGCAAGCTGTTCAGGATTGAAGGATCCTGCATTCGTCATTAGAAATGCATTTACTGTTTCAGATATTCTATCTCCTAAAAGTTTTCCACCAAATGCTCCTACACCAACAGCACCCGCAAAAGATAATAATGCTCCTATTGCACTTCCAGCACCCCCACCTCTAGCGAGCATATTTCCAGCTAAAGCTGATCCAACACCAAGCATAGCCTTACCACCAAGAAATATACCTGTTAATTCTCCAACTAGGGTTACAATCATTGTTCCAAATTTTAGAAAAGCACCACGCATCTCTAACAAAGAAAGTTCACCAACATCTTTCATAACAGACACTATCGAAGTCATAATACTCGTTGAATAAGTAAACCATTTTGCAAACAGTCTTTCTATTCCTTCAAATGCACCTCTTGTGTTTAATCCAGTCTTTTCATCAAAATTTCCTAATGCTTTCATAACAATGTCTCTGAAGGATTCTCCTTCTTTAACATCAAAGAATGATTTGAATTTTTCTTTTAGTGTTTCATAGATGTTGTCAAAATCTAAAGTTCCTTTAATCGATTTCGACATTTGATATGTTAAGAATCCAACACCAGCTAAAGCAATTAGTCCAAACAAACCCATACCGCTAACAGCAGATGCTAGTCCTCTAAACAATCCACCTATCAATCCTCCGCCTATTCCGATTACACCAGAAAATAAAGAACCCAAAACTGAAGCAGCACCCAATAGTAATCCACCGCCAAGTTTTAATCCTGTTCCTAGAACACCAAGTACACCTTTAATTAATCCACCAGCTAAGTCAGTTGCAAAAGATGCAGCACCAAATAGTCCACCAGCAACATTACCCAATAAAGAATTTGTTCTTGGTTGAGTTGTAGATCCGCCTTGTTTTGTTTGAGGGGTCGCTCTTTTTTGTCCTACTCTTAAATAACCACTCTCCGCTCTTGTTATTTTTCTGTTACCCCAAATAGAAACAAGTTCTTGCATGTTTCTTTTCATGATGTTCATGTCTCTAGCCATAGCAGGTAAAACAGAGGTGTTTCTGGCCATCATCTTAATAGCAACATTCGCAACAGTTTTTTCTTTCTGTTCCTTTTTTTCTGCTACTGATTTTGGAGCTCCATACTTGTATGCACTTCCACCAATGGAACGCATAACTTGACCAAGTACACCATATTGGGGAAACATTTTTCTCAAATCAGCTCTTTCTTTCGCACGTTCTTTATAAGAAGTGGAAAGGGCTTCTGCTAAACCTTTACCCGCTTTAAGTTCTGCACGAAGTATCTCGGCTAATCTAGACTCTTTTGGTTCTGCCATTTATTTTCTCTTTCTATTATTTTTTTCTGCTTCCATTCTTTGTTTCTCTCTCTCGACATATTCTGCCAACATTGAGATATAAACTTCTCTTTCCCACGGTATCATATTTTCCAGTTCTGTTAAACTATATTTGTGATGTTGCATTAACGAAAAATTGGTTTTGTAATAGTTTTCCAGACTGTCGTGAGAAAGAGTTACTCGAAAAAATTTTGTACACCCTCAATCACAATATGATCTTCCATACCACATTTAGGACATTTGAAATCTAATTCTTTTTTTACTTTAGGCATAGACTCAAAGAATTTTTTAATTTCTTCTAAATGTTTCTGTTGAAGGTTGTCAATAAAATCTTCTACTTCTTGACGTTCAACATCTTTTGTATAGTACATGTTGTTTTCGTCATAAATGTATTCAATACAATTTATTAACAGATTGAAGATAACTTCATCTTCAGTTTTGCCTTCAATATTCCTCATCATTTCAAATGTAGGATATCTAAGTTTTAAACCAACGTTATCGTTAATTTTAATATCACTACTATGATTGTCGCCAAACTCTGGATGGATATCCAACACGTTTATTTTGTAAGTAACAAATCCATTACATGTTTTTGGTTCTTCTGGAGTGTCTCCTGGCAACTGATTATTGCAGCGATACTTGATCTCAACAACTTCATTTACCGATCTTGCTCTTAGATTTAGAAACAAAAACTCTAAGTCAAATACTGGTAAAGATTCAATATCTAACTCAGATAAAATACAATTTCTAAGAATTTGTTTAATAGATTCTATAACATCTTTTGGATCAGTTGCTTGAGATCCCATTAACAATAACTTTTGTTCTTTTACAAGAAACGGTCTAAACTTTACAACTTGATTATTAGAAGGCAATATTGCTTCGTAAATAGGCACATCAATTTTTGGTAACATAAAAAACTCCTTAATTAATTAAAAACTTCCTCCAAGACCTGGTATTCTACTTGTAACACCACCAAGAGCATCACTAGCTGTACTACCAACGAAATCTTGTATTCTTCCACCAACTGCTCCAATCACTGCGCTTGCAATCGCTTCAGGATCATATCTTCCTTCATAAACTGGAGTGTAACGTTGATAAGCAAAATCTACAGTTACTTTATGGAAATTATCATCCATCCAAGATAAAGGTTGTGCTGATATTGAAACTGGGAATGCATCATACAATATTGTTGCAAATACTTGTCTTACAAAATCGTCATACTGAAAAATTGTTATTGTTGAATAATAGTTTTCAGAGATATCTGATCCTCTAGGATATCTAAAATTATTGGTATCCTGCGGCATGATAGTTTCCATCCAATTGTCAAAAAGTTTTCTTTCGTAGAAATCATTTGTGCAAATGAAAGATAATGACATGTTTTGATATTGAACTGCAACCGGTATTTTAAATGTTGGTCCATATGTTTTCGCTTCTACTATATTAAATGATTTACCTGGTAAAGAAGCGGTGTCACATTGTAGCGCCAGCATTCTAGATATTTCTGGTTTATTGTTACGAAATTCGCTTTCTGTTCCTTTTTCTTTTAGATTTACGGTTGTATTCAAAACCATATTAGTTAAAGTTTGACCTGGATTTGTAATTGCTTCTAATAATCCATTGGGTGATGGAATGTTTTGTCCTATGATTTTCGGAATCGTCATCATCACTTCAAAACGGTTGGCTTTGGCTGGACCACCACGTGATTTTATGTTTGCTAGAAATTGACCTGGTACGAATGGCATTAGAATTTTTCCTCTGATTCTTGGAATACTTGTTGTTTAGAAGCTTTCTGAAAACTTTCTACTGGTAGTAGTGCGGCAATATCCCACTCCGATGGTTCAATTTTTAAAAACTTAGATTCAATATGATTGTAAAGATATTTCTTCAAACATGGTTTATGTTCAAACATTGCCTTGGCATTTTTTAAATAGTTGTAACTAACTTTTAATCTTGTTGTCTCGTCAAAAGATTTGTTTGTTGCAATGTCACTTAATTTGTCTAGTAATATAAGTCTTTGTCTTGGATGAATATAATGGAGATTCAAACCAAGAAATCCATCTTTATGTTCTTCTATTGGAATGACCAAAGGAAATTTATCATAGTATGGTAAAGTATCTTTTGTTTTTGGATCATAAAAATAGAAATACATCTTTCCAATGTATGATTCTGTTCGTACATTACGCAACCTCGATCTTTCCTCCATCAGCTTATTTCTGGAAGGTTTTAAGGCTGCCATCTTATGCTGCAACCAAGTTCTGGCCAGATTAGTTCCTGGTGTCAGACCTTTTTGTGATAAGGATTGTTTTAAACGGTTGATTAAATATGCCATTCACTATTTATCAATCATTCCCAACTCTTTTTCAGTTATGATCTGGAATTCCCATCCATGATCCTTACAGAATTCAATGGCGGCTTTCCATTTGGCTTGATTGATTAAGTATGTGGCAGACTCGGTAAGATACTTCTTTGTCTTACGTTTTTGAGTAGGTTGTACTGTTTGTTTGGCGGGTTTGACTTCCATAACGACCGTTTTTATCTTGCCAGTCTTTGTTTTCATCTTGGCGACAAAATCTGGAAAATAACGATGACGCTTATTGTCAATCGGATTCAGATATGGTATAATGAGTTCTTCAGATGCCCACCAGATTATGTCTGGATGAGTATCCAAATAGACCATCACCGTTCTTTCCCATAGAGAACGGTATATAATATTTGTCGAATCTCCGTTATATTTTGCGGGATTTCGTGGTGTAAATCTTCCTTTATATGACATAAATACTATCTAGTTAATTTTCAAGGAACCATAATGGCACTTTTTGGTCTAACAGACATACAAATCAAATCTCCCAATTTTAGAAAAGAAGAATTTGGAATAAATCCATACGATAAAACTAGGGATGAACAGAATTTTCGATATCCAATGGAACTTGCAAGGTCTCCAGTTGGACACTACATGTTGTTCACAATTTATGTCCAAGAATATAATAAAAGATCGCCAGGTGTTGCAGAATCAATAGGAGCTTTTGCAGATAGTGATGGTGGTAATGCGACAAACTATGACAGACAAGATGTTAATTTTGACACTGGATTTGTTCCGGGATCGTTTTTGGAAAGTGTAGAAAAAACCACAAAATATTTTGGTAAAGTTCTTACACAGAATTCAGCAGCTATTACTAATATATTGAATAGTGGAACTAGTAAATTATCTAAACAAACCAAACAAGAGCTTGCGGATCAATTAGTAAACTCTATTAAAAATGTTACTGAAAATTTAAATCTTGGTGATAACGCAGCTGGTCCTAGATTTCTAAACAGAGTAAGAAAAATAAAAAACAATATTGCTCTGTATATGCCAGATACTTTACAGTTTTCTTACAATCAATCGTATAGTGAAGTTAGTACAAACTTTGGAATGGCTCAAGCAGCTGCAAACATTATTAGTGGAGTTGTAGATGGTAAACCAGTTTTGGATACCTCAACAAAAAACTTAACTCCATTTGTATATGAAGCAATATCTTCTCTTGGCGACATTGGAAAAGTAAACTTCATCGCTGCAACTAATCAAGTTTTAAATCCTCAATTAGAACTAATCTACTCAAGTCCTAATTTTAGAGAGTTCAATTTTCAGTTTGCTTTTTATCCAAGAAGTAAACAAGAAGCTCAACAAGTTTTCAAGATTATTAATCTGTTCAAGTTCCATCAAGCTCCAGAAATAAAAAGTGGAGATGCAGGTTTCTTTCTGATTCCACCATCATTATTTGATTTAGATTTTATGGTAAATGGAACAGTCAATCAGAATTTACCAAAATTATCTAGTTGCGTCTTAACTAGAATTGATGTCGATTATGCTCCAAACGGATGGACAGCATATGAGACACCAAATAGATATGATGAAGGTGTTGCTGGCGGAACAGGTACTCCTGTAGCAACAAGACTTAATCTAACGTTCAAAGAAACATTCATCCATAGTAAAACATCCCACAGACATTGGGATTATGAATCAAGATAAAAATGGCAAAATATTTTAGATACTTTCAAAAAACACCTTACTATCAACAATCGGATGCTAAGTCGGTTGATGTTGTAACAAACATAATGACTCGTTTTTCTCTGGAAGAAGAATTCAAAAACAATACCAGTGTTTACAACAAATATACTATCAGAGATGGCGAGACACCTGAAAACTTAGCTAAAAGATTTTACGGAGAACAAGAAAGACATTGGATCATTTTAATGATGAACAATATCGTAGATCCGTTTTATGATTGGCCATTAGAACAAAGAACATTTAATACTTACGTCACAAACAAATATGCTACTAGTGAGTATGCAGATACCGCAAATACAAGTCTTTCTGGTTTAGCTTGGTCTAGACAAAACATTCATTCTTATTTCAAGTCTGTTTCAACAACATACGATCAAAATACAAGAACACAAATATATGTAATTGATTCTGAGACATACGCAAACACTACAACAGGAAGTATTAATATACCTCCATTACAAGATGGTTCTCAGATAACAAAAGTTGTAACCAAAGGAACAAAGAGTTATTATGATTATGAACAAGAAGAAAATGAAAAGAAAAGAGAAATAAAAGTATTAAAACCAGAATTCGCAACAACTTTGTTTGAAGAACTATTGAGATTAACAAAGCAAAGAAGATTGTAATATGTCAATAAAACAAAGCACGCAGTTTTCGGTTAAAAAGATAACCTTCTTTACAGACTTTTATTCTTTTGATTTAACTGGTGTTTATCAAGAAATAAATTTGTATGACAATATGTTTTTTCCCTGTATGACTGGGAATATTGTCATTGGTGATTCTGCCGGTATTGCTAGTAGTTTAATACTAAATGGTTCGGAATATATTACGTTTGTCATGTCAAAAGATGATGGTTATCTTGAATATGAAAGAACGTTTAAAGTTTATAGTGTAACAGATAGACAGTCAATTAATCAAACAAGTCAGGCTTATATAATAAACTTTATTAGTCCAGAATATATTACATCAATGCAGAAAAGATTAAACAGATCATTTTCTGGTTTAACTCACAGTGAAATGGCATTGACAATACTGGCAGACATATTGAAAGTTGGTGGAGATAGACTTGCTCCTTTCTCTGAAACAAAAGGAGAAAAGACTGAGATTATACCAAATTTACGTCCATTAGATGCAATTAATTGGTTGACAAAAAGAAGTGTTGATAAAAATTTTTTACCGAATTTAGTTTTCTTTGAAAACGTTGTTGGATACAATTTTGTATCTTTATCTGATATAACTTCTTTTCCCGTACTTGCAACATTTAATGAACAACCAAAAAACTTAAATGATGACAATTTTCCAACTGCTGAAAGTATGAGTTCTGAGATACTTGGTTTGAGAGAGTTTAGAGTAGATTCTCAGTTCAATATTATAGACAATATTGACGCAGGAGTTTATGCAGGAACATTTTTAGGATTTGATCTTGTAACAAAGTCTTTTGCAAAAAGAGAAGTTGACTTTCTTGATACGTATGGAAAAGGACCAGTAGGTCAACATGGTAACCCAAATCTTCCACTTATCAGAGACAACAAAAATAATTATCTGATACAGAATTTTAACACAAGAAAAGTATTATATCCAGCAGAATTGGAGCGATCAAATAGCAAATACATAATTGCTAGAACAGGAAAAACCGCAGAAGAAAATACTGCATCAAGATTTAATTCTGAAGAAACAATACTACAAAGAAAATCAATATTCAAGAATTTTCTGACTAAGAAAGTTAGTGGAGTTGTTCCTGGTAATTTTGGTGTTACTTCTGGATTTAACATTAATATAAAAACACAAGATAGAAATGTAGTTGAGAATCAAGACAATATTGATCCAACGACTTATGGTAAATACACAATCATATCTGCAAGACATATTATAGGATATGATAGACATGAAACTGTTTTTGAAGCTGTAACTGATTCTTTAGTATCGTCTAATTTGGAAAAATAATAATGGACAAGAATTTTGCTGGATTAAATGGATTTGTTTGGTGGGTTGGAGTAGTTGAAGATAGAAATGATCCGTTAAAACTCGGCCGTTGTAGGGTGAGAATATTTGGATGGCATACAGAGAGCATCAATGAATTGCCGACAAAAGATTTGCCTTGGGCTCAAGCAATGCTTCCTTTGAATGATGCGAATGCTTATTCTCCAAAAGAAGCTGACACAGTTGTTGGTTTCTTTTTAGATGGAGAAAATGCACAACAACCAATTATGATGGGTGTTATTCCTGGAATTCCTCTATATGATAGTCCACCAAATGTAGGATTTACAGATAGAAGAACTGCACCACAATTATTTGCAGCACCAGTAAAAAGAGGAGAAACAAAATCTCCATATCCTAGAAAGAAAGATGAACCAACAACATCAAGACTTGCTAGAGGTGATACTGAGTTTACTCCAGAACAGATTGAACAATTAAAAGAAGATAAGACAGTATTTGAACAAGATCCTTCTTATAATGCAAAGTATCCATATAATAAAGTAATTGAGACAGAAGGTGGTCAAGCACTAGAACTTGATGATACTCCGAATTTTGAACGTGTTCATCTGTATCACAAGAAAGGTTCTAATCTGGAGATGCGTCCAGACGGTAGTGTACAACAAAAAGTTATGAAGAATCACACAAGAAATATTCTTGGTGATGATATAAACTACATTAAAGGTAATTCAATTTACTTTATTGATGGAGACTTGACATACATCGTTAAAGGAAAAGTTACTTTTGTTTCTGATAAAGATTTTACAGGAATATCAAAACAATCGATAACATTTAGTGCTCAATCTAATTTCACAGCATCGGCAACATTGTCTGCTTCTGTTTCAGGAACAGTGACAAGTTCGTTGGGTGGATTATCTGCTTACACTACAGTTGGTGGATTCTTAACTGAAGTTAGTGCTTTAGGTACTCTAACATGTACAGGAACAGGAGCAGCAACATTTGGAGCAGGTGGTCTTAATACTGTATCTGGAGCAACAATCAATCTTGTAAATGTTCCAGTAGCAGGAGCAACATCTGATTCTCCAGAACCTCCAACTACAACAGCATCTGCTGCTGACAATGCAGCTGACGCAGTTAAAGATGTTAGTTTTGATGTGAATCAACCATTTGCAAACGCACAGTTACCAGCAGGAGATAGAGTCGCTTCACTGAAATCAGTTGGTGCAGAAGTTGATGCGTATAAGAGTGTACTTAGTGGAACAACGTTTACAAGTTCTACTGCATTTGAAACTGTTATTAAAGATCCATCATTATTAGACGATGTTATAAAAATTGGAGAGAGTGCTGTTAATGAAGCTGTAAAACTTGGCAAATCATTACCCGATAGAGCATTGGATTCTGTTGGATGGAATAATATTATAGATTCGGGAAGTGATCTAGTAAAATCCGGTCAAGTTGCAACGTCACTTCCGACTTTTAAAAATGCTCAAGATGTTCTGAATAAGACAACCACATTTGTTGGAAATCTTGGTAAGAGTATAAGTTCTTTTGATAGTTTAAACAAGTTACAGTTGGTAACTCAAGACTACACTAAAGGTCTTTGTGCTTTTAAAGAAGTTAAAAATGCTGGTAAACGTTTGACACAACAACTAATAGATAAAAAAGAAGTATTTAAAAACAAGATTAAAGATGATAGAGATAGATTGAGAGAAAAGATTGACAATATTCAAGATGATT